ACATTGACATTTCTGAAGATGGTGAAAATGGTTGCCATGTTCAATATGCACATAGCTAAATGAAGGAGAACACATTGTGGGCTATTTTGCGAATCGACCCGACGTAGTACAGATCTTTGATGATCTAGATAAGTTAAGAGACTTTTGTCGCTTTGAAGGATATAAGTTCGACGAACGCGATTTATATAACAAAAAGTCAAGAGCTTGGCAGGCATTTTTAGATCCTGAAAAAGCTCGAAGAGAAAGAGCGGCTAGAAGCCGTCAACGAAGGAATAAACATAACCATAGGAAATCATAAGCATGACAATTTTTATAGTAGATATTGAAGCAGTTGATACACGTTATACAAAACAATGGAAAGAACATCTTCCAGTACAACTTCAAAATTCTACTGGTGCAAATGATATTACTGTGGAAGTTATTTCCGGTGGAGAGACCCCTCAGGCTACAACGCCTGGGGCCTTTCTTAATTTTGGTGGGACTAATGTTTATAAAAGTAAACAATTAGAAACAATAGGCGAAATGTTTTGTGCAGGAAAAGTTAAAGATAATGATTATTTCCTTTATACTGATGCTTGGAATCCTACAGTTATACAACTGCGTTATATGGCAGAACTATTAGGTATTAATATTCGCATTGGTGGTCTTTGGCATGCTGGTAGTTATGACCCGGCAGACTTTTTAGGTAGATTAATTGGCGATAGACCTTGGGTTAGACATGCTGAAAAAAGTATGTATGAATGTTATAACGATAACTTTTTTGCTACAGATTTTCATATCGATATGTTTTTAAATACATTTCATGATGTTGATAAAACAAAAACACATCGTGTGGGTTGGCCGATGGAATATCTAGCACATAGTTTAGATAGTTATAAAAATATGCCTAAAGAAAATTTAATTCTTTTTCCACATAGAATCGCACCAGAAAAGCAACCAGATATATTTAGAGAATTAAAAACAGAATTACCTGATTATGAATTTATTGTATGTCAAGATCAACAACTTACAAAAAATGAATATCACAACTTATTAGGTCGTGCTAAAATTGTGTTTAGTGCTAACTTACAAGAAACATTAGGTATTAGTTGGTATGAAGGTGCATTGGTTGATACAATTCCAATGGTTCCAGATCGATTAAGTTATAAAGAAATGGGACTACCAGCATTTAAATATCCATCAGAATGGACTACAACATTTAAATCTTATACGCACCATAAAGCAGAAGTTAGAGAAAGAATCATTGACTATATTGAAAATTACGATAAGTATCTTCCTTTAATACAAAAACAGGTTGCTAAATTGAAAACAGATTATTTTAGCGGTAAAAAACTTTATAAGGAAATATGTAATGACAATTGATACAAAAATCTTACCAAACATACCTATTAACATATCATATGATACCAAGCCTTCTATAGCTTCAACTGATAATGAATATACTATTTCATTTGATAGTACTACAATGGTTGATAACCCATCTAGTACTATTACATATAATAGTTCACCTATTAGTATAAACTTAAATGATGATCCATTAGGTACTGAATGGACTAGAAAGATGTTTGATTGGCCATCGGAAGTAGTTATTAAAGATATGATTACTAAGTACCCTGGTCTTAAAGTACAATATGAAAAATTTATGACTGTATATAACTTAGTTAAAGATGATTACACATATGAAGGCGACGAATGATTAAGTGGTTTAAAAATAGAAAAAGAATTATATACGATCGTAATCATAAAAAAGACTATTTGATTCGGTATTACTTGTTCTTGAAAGATAGAAAGAAGTTCCCGTTTAATGTAACATTACATAAAATTTTAAAAAGTGATGTAGACGATTTACATGATCATCCATGGAATTATTCTACATTAATTTTAAAAGGTGGCTATTATGAATGGCTACCTGTTAAGAGTTTAGAAGGAAATATTGTAGGATCAAGTCCCGTTTGGAGAGGACCAGGACACTTTCGTAGATCTAAAGCAACTGATTTACACCGTCTTGAATTACAACGAGATAAAAACGGAAATGAAATTCCGTGTTGGTCATTGTTTATTATGGGCAAACAGCAACAAGAATGGGGATTCATAAAAGCAATAAAAGGTAGCTATACTTGGATACATAATGACAAGTACTTAAAGGAAAAATACGACTCATGATTGTAAATAAATATATAGACGACCAAGTTACGGTATATGATGATGTATTCTCTGAACAAACTGTTAGAGACCTTGAAGTAGAATGTTCGTCTTTACTATTTTCTTTTGGAGCATATGATAATATTGGAAATCCTGTTCCAACAGGACTAGCATGTGAAGGAATAACGCAGACTAAAACATTTGGCAAATTGTGGAAGTTTTGTACAGAGCATTGTCCTGAAGTTGACAGTTTAGCTCTTTTTAAATCTTCCTGCAATTTTTTTGCACCTGGCGAAAACGCATATTATCACACTGATGATAGTGATCCAAAAGCAATAACATTATTGTTTTATCCGCAAACTATCTGGGACATTAATGAAGGAGGTGAAACCAAACTGTTAACAGATCCTAGAAAGGTTATTTATTCACTTGCACCCATTCCGGGACGTATTATTACGTTCCCAAGTACAATGTCACATACAGCAACAGGGTTAAGAGGTAGACAACGATTTACCCCTGCGTTAAAATTTGTGTCAGAAGAAGTAATGAACAAGCGGAGAGACGAGTGGCTTAAAACACCTTTTAAATATCCAGGTAATGGAATAGAAGGTCGTACACCAAACGATAAAATAAAGATTGTAAAATGCAAGAAACAAGAACCTAAAAATAGATTAGAACAAATGGCATCATTAACTCATGATCCAATTGCTCATTGTTAAGGATTATAAATGATTAAAAAACATTACTACAGTTGGACTAATATAGAAAATATGTGCAAACAAATTGTGCTTGGTATGTACAAAGATAAATGGATACCTGATTACATTGTAGGTATTACAAGAGGTGGAAACATACCTGCGGCTATATTAAGTAATATGTTAGATATTAGATGTGAATCATTAAAAGTTGCATTACGTGATCATAAAAGAAAAAATGAATCTAATACATGGATGGCTGAAGATGCCGTTGCAAAAAGAAAAAATATTTTAGTAGTAGACGACATTAATGATACAGGTGCTACATTTAAATGGATTAAACATGATTGGTGTATTAATGATAATATGGACAATGTTCGCTTTGCAGTTTTAACTGAAAATTTATCAAGTGAGTTTGAGGAAGTTAAGTATTGGGCTCATGAAGTAAACAAAGCTGAAGAAGATGTATGGTTAGTATACCCATGGGAGAATGTTGGAAGTTATAAAGATGACTAATGTTGTACAATTTTTTAAAAAGAAAGAAGTATTCGTTTTAAAGTTTAAAACAAGTGATGTAATTTCATTTACTAAAGATGAGTCACATAATGATATAATGTTAGAAGTACAACAAAATAAAGGTACTGCATGGGTACCAGCACTTAATCGTAATGAAGCCCGCAAACGATTACATTCAATGATGAGTGTACTTGAGTGGGAAGAGGAGTAACAATGGAATTAACTGAAACGCCGTGGTATAAATCTGGAGAAGTTGTAATTGATACACGACACTTTATTGTATATAAAGACAAATATCCTGTTACTGAAGGACATGTCCTTATCGTGCCTAAGACACGTGACTGGCCAGGATTAGAAAAGGCTTACAAGGCCGCTTACCAATGGGGATATGATTGGGTAGAAAGAGGTTATTGTGATGCTTTTAATATTGGTCAGAATTGTGGAGAAGCCGCTGGACAAACAATTGACTATCCACACATTCATTTAATTCCTAGACGTAAATCAGATATGAAAGACCCAACAGGTGGTGTACGCCATGCTATTCCAGAAAAAGGCAATTATAAGAAACACGAACCAGACCCACAACAAATGAGGTTGTTTGAATGAGAATTGCCGCACTAGGTTGTAGTCATACTTGTGGATATCATATAGGCGATATGCCTGCTGATGATAATACACCATTAAATTATGAAACTTGGCCATTCTCAGGTAGATGGAATGATAACAACTGGGCTGAATATTATATTAATAGTAAAGACGCTGACGGTGTTATATTTGCAAACCCTTCTAACGGTTGGTGGGAATATAGTGAATGGTTAACTTTTCTTTTTAGAAAATATGATGATATTAAAGAAGTTATAGTACAAAACACATACTGGAATCGTTTTAGAGTTACTTGGGTAGAACCGCCGGACTATGAGAACATTGTTCAATTAGAAGAGTTATTTTTTAAAGAAACAACAAAAGGAAAGATTGATTGTTGGCGTAAACACATGTCAAAGCAAGAATCTAATTTATCATTGTTTAAAGCAGTTGATATGCCGTTACAAGTCCATGCAATTGATATGCAAAAGAAACCAGAATTAGAAATAGAAACGAAACCATCCTTTCATTTGAAGACTCCGGACTTAAGAAGTACTTCATATATGCAAGTAAAAACTTGGATGGAAATTTACAGTTTAAAGAACCAACGAGAATGGTTTAAAGAAATGTATATTTTACAAACTCTTTGTAAAGAATACGGAGCCGAACTAAAGCTGTTTGGACTAAATGACTTAACTTGGATACCACCTCAAATGAACGACTTTTATACATTTGATACTATGCAAGTTGCAAAAGATTCTGTAAACGATTGGTTTTTACAGAATAAACAGATTGATGTTTCAAAGCATACTAAAGATGGTGAACATTTAAATGAAGATATTCACCGCATTATTGCTTTAGAATATCTACCATCGCAATTTAAAAAAGGAGAAGTATAATGCGAGATAAACTCTTAGAAGCTTTCAAGACTCATGCTGAAGGGGAAATTAGAAAACACATCGCTAATATTGAAGTGTTTCTTAATAATCCTGTTGGGGTAGCTGAACATCCTGATACTATTGATACTATTGGGAAAGAAATGGAAGCACTAGCTGATTGGAATGATAAGCTAGAAATGGCAAACAAGTATTTTTAAAGTACTTGACAATAACCTAAATATACAGTATAATAGTATATTAATTAATGGCAATCCACTGCCTTAACATCGGAGAATAGATTTGGAAAAGATAAGTGATATAATAAGACAACGTCTAGTAAAAGCTGGTGAACGTTTTCATTCAAACGATAATATTAGTAAGTTTGTACGTGAAGGAGAAATAGCTTTACTGCAAGATGAAGTTGCAGAGGCATTCCGTGATGTATTAGACGCACTAGTAATTGATACTGAACACGATCATAATACTAACGATACTGCTAGACGTGTAGCAAAGATGTATGTCAGAGAAATATTTTCTGGTAGATTTAACCCTAGACCTGCTATTACTAGTTTTCCAAATATGGGTTACAAATCACTGTACACGAGTGGGCCTATAAGTATTAGGTCCACTTGTGCCCACCATTTTCAGAATATTGTAGGTAATGCATGGATAGGTATTGTACCTGAAGAAGAAGTTATTGGTCTTAGTAAGTTTAATAGACTAGTACACCATATTGCAGAACGCCCACAAATACAAGAAGAAATGACGACTGAGATTGCAAACGAATTAGTTAGGTTTGCAAAAACACCTAATGTAGCAGTAGTAGTAAAAGCAGAACACCATTGCATGACTCATAGAGGCGTTAAAGAACACGAAAGTGATATGACAACTGCAATTATGTTAGGTGCATTCAAAGAAGACCCTGCACTAAAACAAGAGTTTTATAACATCTGTTTAAGCATGAAAGGACATTCAAAATGAGTGTAGCACCTGTTAGAGAATTTTGGAATCGTAAAGTTGATAAAGCAATACAAATGTTTGAGTATGGTGCTTGGACAGAAGAAAAGTTTTTGGACGAGATGTCTAGATTAGGCTACGATAAAGCTGTTGTAAGGGAGAAGATATATGAAGGCTAGAGTATGTGAATCTTTTTATAGTGTGCAAGGAGAAGGTAGATTTGTTGGAGTTCCTTCAGTATTTTTACGTATGTTTGGTTGTAATTTTAAATGCCAGGGTTTTGGAATGCCACGTGGAGAATTGGCTAATGACTATGATCAGATTGCTAAAGACCACAAGGCTAATCCAGGTAAGTATAATACATTAAAGGATTTACCTTTAGTGCATAGAGGTTGTGATAGTTATGCATCGTGGGATCCTAGATTTAAGAAGTTTACTACAGATTATACAATTGACGATCTAGTTGATGAATTACTATCAAAAACCCCTGAAGGCAAATGGACTTGCAGTAATGGTCAAGATATCCACCTAGTTATTACTGGTGGTGAGCCTTTGCTAGGATGGCAAAGAATGTATTTAGAACTATTTGAACATCCTAGAATGGAGGATTTAAAAAATGTTACATTTGAAACGAACACAACGCAAGAACTTAGAGATGATTTCAAAGACTACATCTCAACTAAAGCTAGATTTCATACAACTTGGTCTTGCTCTCCGAAACTTAGTGTCAGTGGCGAGCTATGGAGTGATGCTATCAAGCCTAAAATTGCTAATTCATATTATACTGTACCCAATACTCACTTGTATCTTAAATTTGTGGTTGCTGATAAAGTCGACGTTGACGAAGTTGAAAAAGCGGTTGCCGAGTATAGAGATGCTAAAGTGGAATGTCCAGTATACTGTATGGCGGTGGGTGGATGCTATGAAGAGTATCAAGAAAACGCCAAAACCGTTGCCACCCTTGCCATGGGAAGGGGATGGAGGTATACCCCGAGACTACACGTCGACATCTTCGGAAACAGTTGGGGGACCTAAACTTAAGACAGAAATTGATCTTAATAAACTTAGAGAATCAGGAATATAACTATGTTAGATAAACTAAAAAACTTAATGTCCAAGACAACAAATAAACCTAAAGAAAAATCAAGGCTTGAGTTGTTAATGGCTGAAAAGAAGGCGGCTCAAAAAGCTAAGAAGCCTTGGGTAGCAGTTTTAGATACTCATGTAAATGAAAAAGATATTAAAAATGGATTCTTTGAACTTGATTGGAACAATGAATTTATTGAACAACTATTAGATGCCGGATACACGGGTGAAACAAACGAACAAATTGTTGACGGCTGGTTCAAAGATGTTGCACGAAATATCCTTAAAGACCAAGGACAAGATGCGTCAAGAGGTGCTGGATATATTAATGTAGGTAATGTTAATAAAGATGGTAAAAGTGAAGTATCCTAAATGCACTTACGGCGATTAAAAAGTCAACAAGCAACTACACCTTATGCTCCTTCTTGGGACGTACCTTTAGGAATGGCCCAATGGTCAGAGCATGATAAGATCGATACAATTCGAGATTTTCTCTTAGAGAAAGAAGAAGAGCTACTTAGATTGCCTTATCAAGGCGACGGCGACACTGGCTTAGACGAAACGAATATAACTACTCGCTACGGAAACTATCATCTTTTTGACTTTACTAAAGAATGTTCTGAACTTAACGATTTACTTGAATGGTTACGAGAGCAATGGGTAAGATTTATTATAGAAGATAATACTCAACCGTATATACTTGCATTTACTTGTTGGTATAATATTATAAGAAAAGGTCAAGAAATTAACCCCCATCGACACGGTGCGGGCCCAATTGTTTATCTAAGTGGAAATATGCATTTAGATAATTATGAAACACATACATATTACGAACACATGGAAATGACAGCATCATTGCCTAACGTAAAAGGTGGATTAACTCTCTTTCCGGGGTATGTAAATCATAGCGTACCTGTGTATAATGGTGATACTCCGAGAGTAAGTTTAGCATTTGATATATCAATTAATGACCCTCCAGTACACCCTTTACAAGAAGGATTAGAATATAGATCGTTTTCTGATATTGAAATGTGCGAAAAGATTACAAAAGACTTAGCAAACGAATGAAGTCTAAGAAACTAGAAGATCTACAAGAAAATGGCTTATGGTTAGTTATGCACCCTGTACAACGTATGGGCTGGGAAGCTGATCAACTGTTTCCTTGGTTAGGTGCAGAAATGGTACGTATGAGTCAACGTATAAACTACTACTTAAGACCTTGTCATCATAAGTTTATTGTTATAAATGACGGTGATGATACTATATCTACATTTTCAAATTATCCTCATATGAAAACACTATCGAAATTAAACCGATATTGTATTAAGAACGATATTACAAAACTAATATATACAGGATTTCATTATGGTGTATGTTTATTAAGTGAAAAAGAAGTAGGCATGGAAGCTATAGAAATCCACAATAGAAGTAGTCATAGAACTTGGCATCCATATGAGATGTTTGTTAAACGTGAGTTAACTATGATAGGGCCAGGTGCTGACGAAGATAGTTGGAGTAGTGCTGACTATGAAACGGAAAAGTTTGCTCAAATTATTTAGGTTGACAAACAATAATAAATGCGTTATACTATTAAAAAATAAAGATAAGGTGAAATATACACAATGAAATATGTTCTAGTTGATACAGCAAATACATTCTTTAGAGCTCGTCATGTAGTACGTGGCGATCTTGATATGAAAGTAGGAATGGCTTTTCATATAACCTTTAATAGTCTAAAAAAAGCATGGAACGACTTTGATGCGGACCATATTGTATTTTGCTTAGAAGGCCGTAGTTGGCGCAAGGACGTCTATGCTCCTTATAAACGAAATAGACAAGCGGCTCGTGATGCTTTAACAGAAGCACAACAAGAAGAAGAAAAAGTTTTCTGGGAAACATTTGATAATTTTAAAGACTTTATTATAGAAAAAACTAACTGTACAGTCTTGCAACATGACGAATTAGAAGCAGATGATCTAATTGCAGGTTGGGTACAACATCATCCAGATGATGATCATGTAATTATATCAACTGATGGTGATTTTGCACAACTAATATCACCTAAGGTAACTCAGTATAACGGAGTTTCTAATACAACTATTACACATGAAGGATACTTTGATGATAAAGGCAAAAGAATTATTGACAAAAAGACTAAACAAGAAAAACTTGCACCTAACCCAGAATGGTTATTGTTTGAAAAATGCATGAGAGGTGATACAAGTGATAATGTATTTAGTGCTTATCCCGGGGTAAGAGTTAAAGGTACACGTAACAAAGTAGGCTTAACAGAAGCATTTAACGATAAAGACACAAAAGGCTACAACTGGAATAACTTAATGCTACAAAGATGGGCCGATCACGAAGGTGTAGAACATCGAGTATTAGACGATTATAATCGTAATGTAGAACTATGTGACTTATCTGCACAACCACAAAATATTAAAGACAAGATCTTTAATACGATTATAGAAAATGCACAACCCAAAAATATACCGCAAGTGGGATTGCGGCTAATGAAATTCTGTGCAATATACGATATGCAAAGAATAACTGATAATGCTCAGGCTTATGCTGAGCCATTACAAGCGAGGTATCCTGTATGACTGACGTAAAAGCAAAAGAAATATTAAAAAATAAGTTTTGGATAATTGAAGACGCAAATCAAGGAAACAAGATTGGTACATTATCCAAAGACGAGAATAACCATTATATGTATTCTTGTCAGCGACCAGTTAACCAACGACGCACAACTGAGTATTATAGTTGTCTAAAAGATCTTAAAGCGGGCATTGGTGGTGAAATTCTTTGGAGCAAAGCTACTGTAAGTGATGCTAATGAAACAGTTTCAAAAGAAATATATGGACTAGTTACTAGTACTGTTCCTTATAATGCAATGTACGATCTAAAAAGAAAATTTGCACTATTTACAAAAAGTAAAAAATCTAAGAGCTTGTATTGTGCAGGATACTTTATAATTCATTTTGAAAAAGGTTGGGTTAAAAGTTTATGTCCAAAACAAGTTACTTTAGAAAAATACGAATATCGCGGACCTTTTAAAACTGAATTAGAAATGCGACAGGAGTTAAGCCGTGCAAACCGTTAAACCATTAAACACTATTCCTTTACAACAATTTATTGATAAGGTAAAAATTGCTGATAATTCTAAAGCAATTGAAGTAAAAATAGAATTAAAAGAAGCTAAGAACCTCGCTTTCACACTAGCAAGTGTAATGTCTAGATTACATGGAGACTTAGAAAAGCTAGTAGATCAAGCTAATAAAACTGAAGAAGTTGTAAATATTACAATGGATGGTGGTAATAGCTGGAAATAAGCTAATATACTCATAAATAAACTGCGTATATAACTGTTATTTTTAGATAAATAATAGTAGTATATAACAGGATAAAGATATGAGTAGACCTAAACCCGAAATAATTTTAGAGCAT